TCAATAGTGATTGTAGTGTCTATATCAGGTGAAATATCGTTGTAATATTTTTTAAATGCTCTTGAGTCTGGAGCTAATAGGTAATTGTCTACAAAATCGTATATTGATACTTTGTCTGTTTTTCCATTAACAGATGTAATCATATGTTTCAAACGTGTTGTATTTTCATATGAAGCATTAGCATCTATTTTTTGTAAACCTTTAATTTCAGCATCAATAGATTTTTCATCTTTACCTGTTAAAAATTTAAATGTTACTTTATTTCCTGATTTAGGAAGTGTAAATTCAAATTCATTTTTACCTTGAGTAAATAATGATTCGTCTATTGGTTTTTCTTCTAATTTAGTCAAATCAACAGTATATTCATCTTCTTTTCCAGTAGCTTGATTTTTAAACTGGAATGTGTAGTCATGTCCGTATCCTAATACGCGAGCAGCGAATAAGATTGCATTTTTATCTCCTGTAATTAGATCATCTAAATCAACAGGTGATACTACAAGTGATTTTAACAATTTATCAATTGCTGTTCCTTGTTTAATAAAGTTAATATTGGTTAAAATATCTTCATCTTTAGCGCTCATATAGCGCATTTCAATTTCACCCTTAGCTAATAGTGATGTTTCAGGATAAACAAGACCTTTAGATGGTAAAGTAATAATTTCGGTTGGAAATTTGAAATCTGTCATAAACTTAAATTTTATTTTTATATATATAAATATAACAAAAGAATGTTTCTCATAAAAAAACCCGATATTTCTATCGGGTTCTTTATATTTAATATAATTCTTGTATTAGTAATTCAAGATACAATAATCCATTCCAATTGTTAGAGTAAGATTTACGGCTTCGGTATATGTTGACCAATCGTAATCATCAAAGTTTCCTGTTTTAATAAAAGCTCCTTTGATTACCCACTCTGATACTACATCCCCTACAGGACCTAATACGTTAAATGTTATATCTTTTTTATAGAAATCCGAGTAACCTGCTCTACCTGTGATAGATTCATATGCTAAACGAGCCCATTCCATTACTACCTGTGCACCTGATGGAGCAATTGGGTCAAATAATGTAAATGTCATGTCTCCCCATAATCTTTTTCCACTACGGATTTTTCTATAAGTGTTGATGTGATCTAAAATAATTTCACCATCATCAAAATTTACGGCACTTACTCCTTTGATTATATATGATGGGATACCGTTTACATACATTATAAACCTGTTTGGAACTTTAGGTTCATATTGAGTAAACATCATCTGGTTTGCGTTTAATATCGGCATGTTCTCTGTGTATTTATTGTTTGTTAATTATAAATATTAATTAAGATGGGAACTCAACACCAGTTGGTAAAATTGTGAAATCTAATATTACGAATTCAGCAGTTTTAGTTGGTTGAATATAAATTTGACCAATTAATTGATTTCTATCTACTACACTTGGTGTATTGTTTGACTCATCCATTACTACTTTATAAGCATATAAACCTTGTCTTTGTACCACACTGTCTAAGTATGGATTGATTTGATTTAAGAATGCATTTCTAGTAGTAGCAGTATTTTGTTCAAATACCAATCCACGAGCTACACCACCAATATATCCTTTTAATGCAATTAACAATCTTCTAACATTTACTCTATCTAAAGCTGTTGCTTTTTGTTGTAATGTTTTCTGACCGAATACTACAACACCATTTCCAGGGAATGTAGCTAATGGGTTTACATTGTCTAAATATAAGTTGTTTCTGTCGTTTAATGATAATTTTCTTTCAACTCTTGTTACATTTGGAATACCACCTCTAGTAATACCTGCTGGTGCGAACCAAGGCGCTGCTACTTCATCATTGAAGGCAAATACACCTCCCATTAATACTGAAGCAGGAACCCATACTAATCTACCCATTGCTGAGCTGAATACTTGACACCATGGCCAATATGTGGCTGCGTAGCTAGAATTTGAAGCGTTTGCTGCTGTTTTAGCACTTGTAACTGTACCTCCATAAGGTACTGGGTCAACTATTGCTAAAGCATCTGCTCTTCCTTCACATAATGCGATTGGATCAGCATTATTAGCACCAACATTAATGTTTGCATTTCCACCTGCTAAAAATAAACCAGGAGTTAATAATAAGTTGAATTGATATTCGTCTGTGTTATTTAATAGGTTTAAAGCTACTGCATAATCAGCTGTTGTAAATCCTTGAGCATTTGTAGCAGCAGTTGTTATGTTTTCATACATAAATCTTGGTAATGTAGTATCTATTCGACCACCATTAAAGGCACCTGCTAAACCTCCATCTCCGTTTTCTGGTAAACTTCCGCTGTATAATGCTGATTGGTATAATCCATTGTTATCAAATGTACCAAATTGTGCTTTAGGTACATTTGCAATTCTGATGTATCTTGAAGCATTCGGGAAATCACCAATATAATTAATATATCCTTGACCATCTGCTACTGAGTAAGTATAAACTGGTTTAGTATTACCAATTACTCTAGCAATATAGTTAGGTTGATTAACATCCATTGATAAATTTGTCCAAGTTTCAAGAACGTTTGGTTGAGCATCTGTATCATTACCACTTCTTACAATTAATGTAAATGTACCTTGTGTAGTATTTACGTTTTGAACTTGCCAACGTACGTTGGTAGCACTACCGCTTACTAAAGCACCTGAAGATAATACTGAACCTGAATTGTTCATTTGACTACCCCAAGCTAATGTTTCAATTTCAAAACATTCAGCTCCTGTTAAACCACCAGCAAATGTTCTATCAATACTTGATGAAACAATGTGGAATGAATTTCCTAAAGTTTCATTATAAGGCAAACTAGCAGTTACAGCTAAATTTGTTACTGATGAGCTTGCTACTATATTAAATGTAGATTGTAATGAATTAATTTTATTAACAATGTTATTAGTAGTAATTGTAGCTGATGATCCTGTTAAAATATAATATATTGGAGCCGCATCAATTTGACTAGCACTACTTGTCATTATAAATTTACCATAAGAGGTAGCTGTTACTAAATTAGCTGATCCCGTTAGTAGAAAGAATACAGTTCCATTACCTGGATCATCTGCGTTAAGTCCTGCTACACTCATAGAAGAAGTTGCATCAAATCCTACAATCGGAATACTTGCAGAAGAAAATGATTCTAATGCTGAACCTGTTCCTTGGTTTGTAATTCTAGTTACTAATAATGTGTTTCCACCATTATCAAAATAATTTTTAGCTGCTAATGAAGTAAAATACTCCATAGAGCCGCTTGCTCCGTTGCTAAAAGTAGTTCCAAATTTCGCAACATAGTCACTATACGTAGTAACTAGAGTTGGAACATAAGGAATACCATTAACTGTAGGACCAACAATTGCAGCTCCCGCTACAATTGGACCTTGAGTTACTGCACTCTGGTCATTTTCATTGGTGTAAACACCAGGAGAAATAATTGCTTCTGCCATTTTATGTTATTGTTTTTAATTTCTAATAGAGTTTGTTCTAATAATAAATATTCTAAAAACCTTACAAAACAATAGTTATTTTATTCAAGTGCGCCTGTTTCTAAATTAACTTGTTTATCTCCGTATTTATCGCCCAGTTTTTTTACTATTTCTAATCTTTTTTCATTTACTTGGTAAACTTGATCAGATAAACGGGTTTTTTCTTTGTTTAAATTTTCTAAATCTAGAGATAATAAACCTAAATTAAATACCGCTGTTTGGTATTCTTGATAAATAGTTTTAAATTCTTGTAATTCTTCTGGTGTTAGGTGCGTTGGATTTTCTGTTTGTTTTATCATATTATAACTTTTTATTTATTCTTCCCATTTATTTGCAGGGCATGGATTTACTTCTGGATTCTTTAAAGAAAATATTTTTTTGTTTAAGGGACATAAACATATACCACAATAATAAAACTCAATTACAGTTTCATTTTCTTGTCTGTGTTCACATCCGTTACACACATTTAATCTTTTTTCTGCTAATTTTTTTTCTTCTGGTGTTGGATTGGCTGCTGTTATCCAAGCGTTTGCTATTTCTTTAAATTTTCTTAACATAACGTAATGTTTTATGTATTATACGAAAAATATTTTAGATTTACAAATTTCCTGCACGAGGATTATTAACATTTGATACTACTTCTGCTCCTATTGATATAACTGATTTAGAAAAGAATTGTTTTTTACCATTTGTAGCCATATCTCTATTGATAATGTCAGGAATAATATAACCATAAAGTGTTAAGTTCATACTTGTTTTAGCTATACGTTGATCGCTAACACCATATTCATTAGTAGAATCAAATCTATCAATATATGTTCTAAATTGAAAACGATTTTTATCACCCCAATACGAATCTGACGCGAACTCTATAGATTCGACTATCTTGTTGTTTTCTTGAATAAAATTGGTAATAATGGCGCACTCGTACGTTATATTAACATAATCCGGTACTGGAGTTAAATAGAATTTTTCAGATGGTGTTACATTATTTAGAACATCAAAATTAGTATATTGATTTTGAGAATTATATCTAGCTCTAGCAACAGCAAAGTTATTTACATTATTACCATCTAATTTATTTGCTAATGTTCTGTTTTTTTCAAACCCAGTTCTTCTAACAATAATATATGGATGCATTGCTTTCCCGTTCTTATCTCTAAAGTAACCATCTCTTTGAACAGATACCCATCTTTCAGCAGATGCATAAGCTACGGGTACTGGTATTTGGTTACCATTCTGAACTATAGTAGGTTGAATAACATTATTAAAATAAAAAAATACAGCATCATCAATATCTTGTAACCCAATTGAAAACGGTTTAATATCATTTTCAATATCAGTAGATATTTGACTTGCTCGATTTATCATATCTTCGGGTAATATAGGTTTCGTACCTGGTATGTACGGTTCTATATACTCATTTAAAGCACGAGCTGGTGTATTTGGTAATATTGGTAATTGGTTTGCCATTATCTGGTTTGAGTTAATCCTAATGATTCTGGTGATACATAATGAGCGTTACAAATTATTGAGAAACTTGCTCCAAAATCATCTAAATAAGCGCCTCCATAATTGTATTGAGGTACTTTACCTACTATGTCTTGGTTTTCATTTACTAAATTAATTTCATAGTAATCGTTATTCCATAATACGACATCACCAATTTGAGGTACTACATTTTGGTCAACTAAATCTCTTCTTAAAAATCTAAATGAAAAATTTCTAGTAAAATCAGGTCCAATTTGAGCATCATAATCACCTTCGTAATCACCTCTATCAATTAAACATTTAATTAAAACAGGTGGATAGTACATTTTAGTACCATTTGCTGCTTCGCCATAAACATTCACAGAGGTTTCATCTAGTGATATTTGATAATATCCTATGTTTTGTTCAATAATGTTATGAATTAATTCTCTATTAATAACATGAAAGAATGAAATATCTCTAGATGAGCCATATAAAGCC